AATCTAACGTAGTGCATAACGTACATTGGAGGCTTACTGCAACAGACGATACTAATAAAGATAGTAACGGTCAATACTGGACAGCTACTAGCTATGGATCACAAGCTGTAAGCACAGATGATTTATCTAGTTTTATTAACTGGTCGAGTCTAAAAGAAAGTGACGTACAGGGTTGGGTAGAAACAGCTATGGGTTCGGATACTGTTACTGCTATAAAAGCGTCATTAGATGCACAGATAGCTGAAAAAGTAACACCAACAAGTGTTACTAAAACTTTGAGCTAGTAAAATATGAGTAAACAAAACCAAGATCCAGTAGTAATGTTAGACGACAAAGAAATGAAAATTGCCGATTTAACACCACAACAACAATATTTACATTCACAAATACTTGATTTATCTAACCAAGAAGCACGGATACAATTCCAACTAGACCAAGTAAAAGCAAGCAAGAGCGTTTTTGAAAAAGCATTTGTTGACTCAGCAAAAGAGCAAGCAGATGAAGTTTTAGAGACAGAAACTAAAACCTTAGAAAACTAAAGGAGATATTTATGAAGGAAATAGTAATAATTTTTGGAGCTTTATTTTTAGCTTCATGTGCAACTGTAGGTGCTGTTATAGATGGCGGTAAAGATTTAACCACTAGCGTTATTGATTCCACTGTAAAAACAGCAGGTAATATAACAAATTCTGCATTAGAGGATGTGGCAGCTGTCGTTGATACTGTAGCAGAATCAACTGAAGGCATAGTAGACAACGTGGTAGAACAAGTTGACGAACAGACAGACGAGCTTCAAGAAGAAGAAGAAGTACAGGAGAAGTAAATGATTTGGTTAAATGTATTCACATGGATTTGCACAATAATTGCAATAGCATCTTTTGTAGCTGCTATAACACCAACTCCACAAGGAGATAAATGGTTAGCAAAACTATATAAAGTAATTGATTGGTGTGCTTTAAATGTTTTAAAAGCTAAGGATAAATAATATGAGTTTTCTAAAAAGATTATGGGGTAATATTACTGGTACGACAGAAGTCAAAGTAAGAACTAGAAACAAAAAAGGTCATTATGTAGCTGATGATAAGTCTACACCAAATGTTAATGAAGCCTGGACTACTAAAAGAGTAAAAAAAACTCAAAGTAAGTAATGGCTAAATCACCAGATGCGTTTGTATATAATGCTACGCTAGAGCGTATTGTTGACGGTGATACTTTTGATTGTTGTTTAGATCTAGGTTTTGATGTAAAACTTCATAGACAACGTGTAAGGTTAGCTGGTATTGATACTCCAGAAAGCCGCACAAGAGATCTTGCAGAAAAAAAACTTGGTCTGGCTGCAAAAGCAAGGTTAAAAGAGCTATGTATTGGTAATTTTAAAGTCAAGTCTTTAGGTAAAGGTAAATATGGTCGAATACTTGGTATACCCTATACAGAAGACGGAAGAGATATATGCCAGGTATTAATTAAAGAAGGTCATGCTGTAGAATATGATGGAGGCAAAAAAAAGAAAGTTTGGGGTGATTATTAATGGAATCAGCCGTAACTATAATTCAAGAAGTTGGGTTTCCAATAGCTGCAGCAATAGGACTTGGATGGTTTATATATAAACTTGTAATTCGTATAGTTGATGGTATGGAAACAAAACTAGACGCTGTAGATGAAAAAGTAGAAGCACAAATTAATGCATTAGAGGAAAGATTAGGTACAAAACTTGACTCACAACACGGTATTTTAGTAGCATTAATAGATAGAGTACGTAGCTTGGATAATGAAATAATACGCCAAGATACACTAATAAAAACTATTTTAGGAGTACCACAACTTATAAATAGCAATAAAATTGCAAAAGCTGATAGAGATGACCAAAGGAAAGACTGATCACGACAGATATGTTGAAGCCAAAATAGGTGGTTGGGCATGTTTAGTGTTTTTAATTATGTTAGCCTATGCGACTGCGACAAGTGTAAACGCAGATCAAATAGTACATAAATTCAAATCACCTAGTTTTAGTGGTATTGGAACATCAAGTCATTATTTAACTATAGAAAATCAAGAGTACACACGTAAGCTAACAATTAAAGAAGAAATAAAAGCTTTACAAGACGAGATTGAGAGAGAAAAAGAAAACTCTACTCTTGCAAGATTTATGCGTAACCTAGAGTCTAGAGTTTATGCAGAATTATCAAGACAGTTAGTAAATAACTTATTCGGAGAAACACCGCAAAGCGAAGGTGTCATCACCTTAGAAGGTAATACCATAGAGTATACAAGTGATGGCATAACATTAACCCTTAAAATTACTGAGGCAGATGGTACAGTTACCGAAATCGTTATTCCTATTGGCACTTTTACTTTCTAGTTGTTCTACATTAGATCAGATTGAAGATACATACGAACAAAGATATTCCAAAGATATAGCACAAATACAAGATTTACAGTCACCAGAACTTAAAAATGTTCCTATACCACAGGTTAGTCCTGTAGTAGCGGTTTATCCTATGTCATTTACTGACCAGACTGGTCAAAGAAAAAGTAATAGTGAGTTTGCTTTATTTAGCACTGCTATAACTCAGCAACCAAATGCATTACTTATAAGGGCTCTAAAACACGCAGGTGACGGTAAATTTTTCAGAGTAGTAGAAAGGGTAGGTTTAGACAATCTAACTAAAGAGAGACAGCTTATACGCTCTGCTAGAGAACAAACTGCAAATGAGGAGGAAAAGAAAAAAGCTCTTAGGCCTCTATTGTTTGCTGGTATTTTAATTGAAGGTGCTGTAATTTCTTATGAAGCTAACTTAGAAAGTGGGGGTATTGGAGCTAGATATCTAGGAATTGGTAATAGTATTCAATACAGAGAAGACAACATAACTGTAAGTTTACGTATGGTTTCTGTTGCAACAGGCGAAGTCCTGCTAGAGGTATTAAGCCAAAAAACTATTTTCAGCTATGGTAAATCTGAAGATGTGTTTCGGTTTATTGAAGCTAATACCGAACTTGTTGAAGTAGAGTTGGGTAATGCTAGGAACGAGTCATCTACAATAGCTTTAATGAAAGCTATTGAGGGTGGTGTATTAGAAATAGTAGAAACAGGGTATGAAAAAGGATTCTGGGTTTTACAAAATAAAAATGAAGGAGTAGAATTAAATGATGAAGAATAAACTAATTAGCGTATTAGCTGTTTGTTCACTTGCACTATTTTCAGCAGATAACGAAATATATGTTGATCAGTCAGGTACAGGAGCAAATATTGACCTAGAACAATTAGGTATATCAAATATTATTGGTGGTCTAAATAGCACAGCAGGAGATTTAACTGCGTTTGATTTAGATGGTAATAGTATGACACTTGATATCAATATGATTGGTGCGACTAATAAATTTTTAGGCGATATATTTGCTGATAACTTTACTGGTTTCTACGAATTTGATGGCGGTACTAATACTTTTACTATACAAGTAGATCCAACGGACACTTATAGCTCTGATGGTTCTAATCAGTATGTGGACGTTACAGGTAGTGGTAACACCTTTACTTTGAATCAAGGTACTACTGCTATGGCATCAAATTTAGATTTAGATTGGATTATTAATGGTTCTAACAACACCATAACATCTAATATTAATATAGATGGTGCAACTAATTATATGGATATTGATGGTTCAGATAATGCTGTTACTTATACTGGCACAGGTGTTACAGCCTCAGCAGGTGGATATTTTTACCTTGATCACACAGGTGGCTCAAGAACATTTAATATTTCACAATTAAGTACACAAGATAATGACTGGCTCAAGATTATATCTGTATCTGGCACTGCTGCTTCTACCGTTTGTGTTGTTCAAAACGACCAAGGTACAAGCACAAGCTGTTGATATTGGCGACATATCTGAACTAAACGGCACTGCACAAATTGTTAGAGATAAGCCTTATGATGCAGGCTTAAAGTTTGCCATACAAAGTAATGATGAAGCCATTACAAAAGATGGTCGTATGGCTATCACTTTTTTGGATCAATCTACTGTAAAACTTACAGAAAACAGTAAGCTTTTAATAAACGAATATATATACGATCCAGATCCCAGCAAATCAAAAATGGCACTTACCTTTGGTCTAGGCACTGCTAGATTCATAACAGGTAATCTAAATCGTATTGATAAACAAAATATATTTCTTAAAACACCCACAGCTAACATAGCAATACGTGGAACTGATTTTACGGCTACAGTTGATGAGTTAGGGCGTAGCCTTATAATACTTCTACCAGACGCTCTAGGGCTTTCTAGTGGCGAAATAGAGGTAGTTACTGCTATGGGCACTGTTTTACTAAATAAACCGTATGAAGCTACTACAGTAAGTGTTTTTGAGTCTGCTCCTACAAAACCTGTTATTTTAGATCTAACTTTAGATGTTATAGATAACATGTTAATAGTAACACCACCAAAAGAAGAAGAATTAGTTGAGGAAGAAACAACTTCATCCAAAACAGATAATGTTTTAGATTTTAATGATTTAGACGTGGATTATCTTGCTGAAGATTTTTTGAAAGAAAGCAATCTTGAATTTACAGAATTAGATATAAATTATTTAGACGTTAATTATTTAGAGGATTTACTGCAAGTTGTAGATGCTTTAGCTGTAGATGAAGATGAAGAACCGCTTGCACCAGCAAGCGTTACTAGAATTGTTGGTACAAATTTTGGACAAGATCAAGAAACACAAATTACTACGTTAATTACTAATGGTGTTTTAAGTATGCGTAGAAAAGTTAATGAAAGCGTTAGATTAGATCTTAATGGTGGCACTGCATATACAGTTATTTTGATTCAAGATGGTGTTTCTAATACAATTAAAATTAATGGTGGAAGCGATAGCATAATTACTATCACTCAAAGTAATTAAATGAAAAGACTAATATTACCTATGCTTATATTGCTGTTATTACCAGTAATATATCAATCCTCTCCAACTGAAATATTAAAACTTAAAGTTTTTGATGCTTTTGTTAAAACACCAGAGCCCTCTGGCAATTTCGTAATATTGAATATTACTGAGGAAGATGTTGAGCGTGAGGGCGGTTGGCCCATACCAAGACAAAGACTAGCTGAAATCCAAGTAGATTTGATAAATAAAGGGGCTGTTGGTATTGGTTGGGTTATAAGTTTTCCTCAAGCTGATCGTATGGGTGGTGATGAAATATTTGCTAAAACACTAAAATTTTCTCCATCTGTTTTAGCTATGTTTGAAGACGGCAAAGGTAACTATCCTAAAACACCTGGAACAGTTGTGCTTGGTGAAGATAATGGTGGTATAATGTCTTCGGGAGTAAAGGAGAACCTTCTTCTCTTATCCAATCATGCACTTCAAGGGTTAGCCGTTGCTCCCACAGATATTGATCAATTAGTACGCAGAATACCCTTATTAGTAAAAACACCCAATAATGACTGGATACCTAGCTTTGGTACACAAATATATAAATCTTTATTAAATGTAGAAACTTACATTATAAAAACTAATGATAATGGTATCGAAGAAATATCAATACAAGGAATACCACCAGTCAAAACAGATAGTCTTGGTCGTAAATGGATCAGTTGGGTAGATACTAAGCAAACTACACTACAAGAGATGCAAGTTGCAGGTAAGTTTGTATTCGTGGGTGTTACAGCTAATGGAGTTATGCCGCAAGTAGCGACAAGTGTTGGTTTGTTAGAACCACATAAAATACAAGCTGCACTAGCAGAATCTATATTAATTCAAGATAGTCCATATATACCAGATTATGCATTAGCTGTAGAAATGCTTTCGTTAGTAGTTTTTGTATCGTTAGTTTGGTTTGCTTTGCACCTATTAGGTATTACTTGGGGTATTACTATTGCTTCGGTTTTAATGATAATTACTGCCTCAACTGGTTACTTTTTAATACAAAAAGGATTATTAATTGACGTGTCCTGGACATTAATATCTGAATTTATAACAGGATCAATAGCCTTTTATCTTAGATTCAGACAACAATATAAGTTAAGACAACAGATAAAAAAACAGTTTGAGCATTATTTAGATCCAAGACAGGTAAAAAAATTACAAGACAATCCAGAATCGTTAATATTGGGTGGAGAGAGACGATATTGCACATTTCTTTTTACTGATGTGCGTGGATTTACTGCTTTGTCTGAAAAATTAGAACCAGAAGAAGTAACAAATATTATGAATAAAGTGCTTACTATACAAGCAGATACTGTTAAGTTTTATGACGGTATGGTAGATAAGTATATTGGTGACGCTATGATGGCCATATTTAATGCACCTATTGACGTACCAGATCATGAAACCGCAGCTGTTCTTTGTGCAAAAGAAATACAAGATAAAGTAAAAATGGCTAATTTAGGAGTTGAAATTGGTGTAGGTATTAATACTGGATACGCTGTTGTTGGTAATATGGGTAGTGATACTAGATTTGATTATTCTGCTATTGGTGATGCTGTAAACCTTGCAGCAAGACTAGAAAGCTCTACAAAGGAAGTTGGAGAAGATATTGTTATAGGTTATGATACTATCAGTTCAAGTAACTTTAGTGATCAAATAATATTAAAGGAACTTGAAAGTATTTTTGTAAAAGGTAAAGAAAAACCAATTAAAATATATACGTTACAAAATGATTGATAAAAAAATGACAGTTAATGATGTAGCAGAAAGGCTTACAAAACTTGAGACCATATCACATGAGCGTTGGAAAACTGCTTTTAATGAATTTTCCGATATTAAACAAGAAATTACCTATATAAATTCAACAATAAAAGCTGCAACCTTTGGAGTATTTGGTTTTATAGGTGCCATAGGTATTGCAGTATTAACGAGGTTTATAATATGAAAGCATTATTTAAAAATATAGTTGGAGCTGTAGCACCCACGTTAGGAACTGCAATAGGTGGACCTATGGGAGGTATGGCTGCCAATATGATTGCAGATGTATTGGGAGTACCAAACAATCAAAAATCTATCGAACAAGCTATACAAAATGCTACTCCTGAGCAAATGTTAGAGCTAAAAAAAGCAGAACAAGCTTTTGAGGTGCAAATGAAAGAGCTAGATGTAGATGTTTTTGAGCTAGAAGTAGCAGATAAACAAAATGCAAGAAGCATGTTTAGTAAAGACTGGACTGCAAGAATTATAGGATTGTTTACCATAGGTGGTTTTTTAGGCTACATATTTTTGGTAACCCTACAACCACCAGAGCAAAACAGCGAAGCATTAATAAATTTAGTGCTCGGTTATCTTGGAGGATTAGCTAGTGCAATTATTTCGTTTTATTTCGGAGCATCTCACTCGCCCGACAAAGAGTAAAAATATGCAAATTTCGCAAGAGGGCATAGCTTTAATAAAAAAGTTTGAAGGTTGTAAATTAGAATCTTACAAATGTGCTGCAGGTGTGTGGACAATAGGGTACGGGTCTACTGATGGTATAACAAAAGGCATGTCTATATCACAAGAAAGAGCCGACATGCTGCTTTTAGAGGATATACAAAAATTTGAACAAGCAGTAAATGATTTAGTTGAAGTTTCTTTAAATCAAAATGAATTTGATGCTTTAGTATCTTGGACTTTTAATTTGGGACCGACAAATCTTAAAAATTCTACTTTGTTAAAAGTTTTGAATAGCACACATAAAGATTGGAATGACATACCAAAACAAATAAAAAGATGGAATAAAGCTAATGGTAAAGTGTTAGAGGGGCTTGTAAGAAGAAGAGAAGCAGAGGCCTTACTATTTACAGGTCAAGATTGGACTGAGGTGTAGATGCCCTTACAAAAAATTACATTTAGACCTGGTATAAATAGAGAAGGAACAGCTTACGATAACGAAGGTGGTTGGTTTGATTGTAATCTAGTGCGTTTTCGTAAAGGCAGACCAGAAAAATTTGGTGGTTGGGAAAAAATAACAGAGTCAACATACCTTGGTACGGCTAGAGCTTTACATAGTTTTATTTCTTTGGGTGGTACAAAATATTTAGGTATAGGCACTCATTTAAAATATTATATTGAAAGTGGTGATGTGTTTAATGATATTACACCTATTCGATTAACAACATCCGCAGGTGACGTAACATTTTCAGCTACAAATGGTGAAGCTACCATAACCGTTGCAGACACTTCACACGGGGCTGTAAAGAATGATTTTGTAACATTTAGTGGTGCTTCTTCTTTGGGTGGCAACATTACAGCTGCAGTATTAAATCAAGAATATCAAATAGCCTCTATAGTAAATGCAAACAGTTATACAATAGAAGCTAAAGACACATCTGGATCTACTGTTACAGCAAACTCTTCAGATACTGGTAATGGCGGTTCTTCGGTTGTAGGAGCTTATCAAATAAATGTTGGTCTTGATGTATATGTAGCTGGTACAGGTTGGGGTATAAATGGCTGGGGCGAAGGCACGTTTGGCAGTACATCTGCACTAGGTAATACTAACCAGTTAAGACTGTGGACACACGATAACTTTGGAGAGGATTTAATTATAAATGCTAGAAACAGTGGTATTTTTAAATGGACAGAAAATAATGGCGTAACAACTAGAGCCGTTGAATTGTCAAGCATTTCAGGTGCAAATTTAGTACCTACTGTTGCTTTACAAGTTATCACATCTGAAATAGATAGACATTTAATAGTGCTTGGTGCAGATCCTATATCTGGCTCATCTAGAACAGGAACTATAGACCCTATGTTAGTCGCTTTTAGCGATCAAGAAAACGAATTAGAGTTTGAACCTTTGTCAACAAATACTGCTGGATCACTAAGATTATCAAGTGGTTCTTCTATTATTGGTGCTGTTAAATCAAGACAAGAAACTCTTATTTGGACTGATACAGCGTTATACAGTATGCAATTTATTGGACCCCCTTTTACTTTTGGTATAAATTTAATAAACGAGGGAACAGGTCTTATTGGTCCAAAAGCAGCAGTAACAGCAGCACAAGGCGTTTATTTCATGAGCTACAATAATTTTTATATATATAACGGTAGCGTAAGACATTTACCTTGTTCTGTGCACAACTATGTTTTTAATGATATTAATTTAGGACAATCATTTAAAATTCATGCTTTTACAATCGCTGATAAAAATGAAGTAGGTTGGTTTTATTGTTCAAGCACATCATCTGAAATAGATAGATATGTTATTTACAATTACTCTGAAAATTTATGGTTTTATGGTCAACTTGTCAGAACAGCTTGGTTAGATGCTGGAACAGAAAATTATCCAAGGGCCACAGGATCAAATTTATTATATAAACATGAAACTGGGTTTGATGATGACGGTTCGCCTATGACTAATGTATTTATAGAAAGCTCTGATATGGATATTGGTGATGGTAATACTTTTAGTTTTATTAGAAGAATAATACCAGATTATAAGTTTATACAAGATGATAATGACGGTAACGTAAATGTTGTTTTAAAAACAAGAAATTTTCCAGGGGAAACTTTATCTATAAATTCTACTAATGCAGTAAGTTCAACGACTCAACAGGTTTTTGTTAGAAGTAGATCTAGACAAATGGCTTTGCGTTTTGAATCAGATGATGATGCTACTAATAACGGTAATTTAGCTATCGGTTGGCGTTTAGGTGCAACAAGAATAGACATTAAATCAGATGGTAAAAGATGAGCAAGTTGTTACAAACGCAACTGCCACAAGCATTAACAGAAGTAACACCAGACATTTATAACCGTGCAATTAGAATATTAGAAATAAATTTAGGTGCGGTTGACCTAGACAATACGCGTCAAGTAAGCGAAAATGAGCTGAATACTATAAATTTTAATGCTGGTAGTATTATTTGGAATACAACATTAGAAGTATTACAAGTATATACTGGTAATAAATGGGTAGATATTGGTACAAGACTTGTAGATGATGGTCTAGAAGCAACAAGTGCAGTAGGCAAGGTAACTGTTAAAAATAATGGTGCTACGTCTATAAAACTTGCTAATTTTGGTAAATAATAGATACTTTAGGTATCTACATAAAACTTAGTAAAAGCTATGGAAGACAATATACAAAAATTAGCAAACGCAGGACAGCCAGAGGATTCACAAATAATTCATGCAGCACCAGGCGAAATGGTGGTGCCTCCTGTCATTTCAGAACAAACACAACAAATGATCAACCAAGATCTACAATCTGTTGGATTAAATCCTGCCGAATATATGGTAGGCCAAGGATTAATTAATCCAGCTACAGGGTTACAAGAGTTTGGCTTTTTAAAGAAACTTTTTAAAAAAGTAAAAAAAGTCGTAAAAAAAGTAGCACCAATTGCTGCATTTATACCTGGAGTTGGCACAGCTCTGGGTGGTGTTCTTGGTGGTGTGGCTGGAAAAGTAGGTAGTGCTGTAGG